GATGAAGAGAGATCTGCCGTCGAAGACGACAATGTGCAACTTCGAGTGCACGATCGTAAGGGTCGAGATCTCTCCACTCCTGGAGTGTATACCCAATCTCGACCCTTACGTCATGCTCTTCAAACAACGAGACGATCCCCGGGACTAGAACCTGATATTCGACTCCCGTCGAAATCGTATGCATTGGGGGGACCTCGAAGATCGGTAGACCATTCAGCCTAACGCCGAAATTGGTCGACCGCTGTCTGAACATCCCCTTCAGAGACTCCAGACAGACGGCCAACCTCACCAATCAACTTTTGAACATCCTCATTGTCAGGCCCTGCAATGTACTTGACCCAAGCTAAGTACCTTGAATCTGAGTCGCCACCAAGCCCCATTCCGAGTGCGGAGATCTTATTGAACCACATTGGGTCCTCAGGTCTCTCGAAACCTTCGGGAATAAACTCGATCGATGTTCCCATTACGAGGAAAGCATTATTGACCATTGCGATCAATCCTGCTTGCCACCCAGACATCGCCTCGAGATATCGAGGGTCGTCTGGGTTTTCCTCTTCACGTCCTTTCGATACAACCATCACTCGGGGTGGAGTAGGTCGAGTAGGGTTATGCTTGGCGACGATATCAGCCAGAAGAATTGAAGGGAGTCGAACTGCTCTCAGACGAACCCCAGTCGAGAGAGTTACGACAGAAGGATCTTTCGACATAATTACGCTCCTTTGACGATGAAGCCCGAGGTACCATTATCCGCGAGTCCACCGGCGAAGACTAAGTTGTGAACACCCCTGGCAACAGCCAGGTTATCCATTTTGTCATTGAGAGGGACGGATGCCCCGACTCGTTCGGGAAGTGCATACCAAGAGTTACCTCCACACACCGTCCGGAACATATACCCACGAGTCGAAGCCGATCCAATCAGGTACCCAACTGTCTCGTCTACGAACTTGATGTCCTGGATGGCAGTCATCGTTACTGGGAGGGTATGAAGCTTCCAGGTAGACCCATAGGTCTCCGTAGAGTACACTGCACCATTGGAACACCCAACGATCCAGACACCCCGACCAATACAGGCTACAGCCGTAAGGTTTACCCCACTAGCCGGACCGGTAACAAACGACCAATTTACTCCATCCCGGGTAAAGAGAACAGCATTCAGGTTCCCAACGGCGACGACATTCTCGTCATCGTATGCTGCCATCTTGTTGATATCCTGGTTCGTCAGGCTCCCCGAAGATGCAACTGTAACACCCGCCGAGGGATCCGAGGTAAAGTAGATATACCCCGCTTTGCCACCGATCCAAGTATGACGTGCATCGGCAACGACCCCACAGGTCCCACCCCGAGCAGCCACGAACCCAGTAGTCGATTGAACCCAGACGGGTGCTCCCGCGAGCAGGAGTTCACGATTGGTATACGAGAGAGATAATCCCGAATCGGAGACGACTACGATGTTCGAGCCGATACATAGGATCGTCGTAGCTGTAGACGAATTCGTCAAGGTCGAGACATCATCCCAATCGGCCGTCGCAAACCCATCAGACGAGAAGACCACACGGGGCGATGCACCCACGGACCCTACTAAGGGTGCAATCAGTCCAAAGACCTTATTGTACCCATCAGATGCATTCCCACATTCTCCACCGCAGGAGAGCTGGTCACAGATGACCATATCGAGAACTTCCCGAACCGACTGGGCTGCACCGACTTGGGAGAACTCGAGCCAGCCGATCTCGTAGATATCCCGTGCGGAGAGATCGACCTGCTCGGTCGCTGATGCATTGTCACCAGACTCCATCGCAGACGAATTCTCGTCGGCCCAAGTCGAGATCTTACCATCAGGATAGACACGAATCTTCTCCCAGCCACCATTGAAGTCCTGGGGGTCACGGCACTTTCCCAGATGAACATGAAGATCTAATCGACACTTCTTCCGTGCGAGTCGAAGAAGGTCACTCAGATCTGACGAGTACCGAGTACGAATCGATGTGGTTGGACGCTCCTGAGCACCCGCGATCGAGTCGACTTCGATGAACTGGTCGTACGCTGTTGGATCGGGCTCTTCGACCTTGGTGGCTTCACCAAAGTTGAAACTGCTCGTCCCGATTGCGGCACGCCCCATGTATGTCGGCGATCGATTGGGGCCTACACCCCCTTCAATCACCCAGATACGAGCACTGCCCGCATGGATCGGATTCTTAGCCATATGACTCCTCCTACAGTTTTTCTAAAGATTTGTACGCTTCGAGTAAACGAGACGCATCGATCGAGAGGGCTGACCCAAGAGCTTCTTGAAGGATATTCCCTCGAGCTGCAGTTTTGAAAGACCAGACCTCACGATAGAAGAGTTCGTTATGAACCTTCGCCTTGACCTCTTCGGGGAGAGTAAGACAATCGACCACATCAGGGGGCCCAATAGGGATCCCATCAGGTGCGTCGAGATCAGATGCAGTATCAGGAAGGCTCACCCGATACCATCGTCCCCGTTTATCCTCATAGTCTACAAGCTTCATCGAGTAATCTTCCTCCCATTCTGATGGCAAGCTTGCCATGCGAAAAGTGCGCCTCGTGCTGTCCCAAAGGGATTCTTCACCATTTCGTATGGCAGCTGATAACTGACACTGCTGGGAACGATCATCGCGAGATCTTCTTTCCAGTGGTCTACAAAATCGGAGATGTTCGAACAGTCACAGACTGATCGAGATAGAAATGCAATCGAGAAATACGCAACAGCCTTCTCCCAAAAGGGATCCATCGTGTGGAGTGACGAGTTGAGTCGATATCCCGAAAGATAGTTGAACTTCACCCTGTCGGGATCTCGGCAGGCTATCGATGTCGATAGGTACGTCTCTGTTGTTGGATCCCATGTCCCTGGGGTGTACGAGACGATCCCTAGACGAGGATCTACTCCTTCGAGAACACCAGTCTCCATATCCCAAGACCCTCCGATATCTCGCGAGTAGATTAGCTCGGCTTGGTCTGAGGGGTCCGTATATACACGGTACACATCAACAGTCGTCTCGAAGGATGCTGAATCCGAAGCATCGAGAGGAGTAGTGTTCATTCTCTCTAGAAGGGTCTGCTTGACCATCAACCATCTCTTGAACTCGAGAACGTAGTTCGGAGACGTTCCCGAGATCGAGATTGGTCGAATCTCCCACTCAGGACTCCCAGAATGTCCCGAAAAGAATAGTCGAATCTCGTTAGGGTCGATACTCGAAGTTACAGAGACCCTACATGTCTCCGACCACCCATCCCCGTCGAGATCGTGTGTTGTAACCGCTGCACCAAGCGAGATCGATGCTACAGCTCGAACTCCCCCCTGAATATAGTACGCAGTCGGGATCTCGATTGTCTTGAGACGATATCCAATCGAGAGGGGTGGACTGATCCCCATCGAGGGATCCATATACTTTGTGGGAACTAGGTCGACATCCTTCGACCAATCGGGAAGAAGATTATACCCTACCTCAGTCGAAATCATCTCTTCAGCACTGTGGATTGCCTGGGCGATCTCTTCCCGACTTACTTGGTCTGATGCCTGCCATTCCCATTGATACCATACACTCCCACAATTCGGGAGATTCGAGAGGAATAGCTGATTGAAATGAAGGGGGTTTATCCCTCCAATAAGTTGGGCCCATCGATCAAGAGGGAGCCATGTTCGAATAGATGCACGAGCCATTATCTACTCCTTCCCGACCCCTGACTGAATCAGGATAGCCACAGCACTGAGTGAAAGAGGGAGAGAGATCCATATCATAATCTCTGGGTTGATAAAAATCGCAATGACCCATATTACACCAATCCAAACAGATAAGCACCATGGGCATACGATCAGATTTGCTGGCATTTGATCAGACCAAGAGAGAGGTGATCCATCCTCCGCCGGTAAGATCCCAACCGACCGTCGAAGACGAACGAAGATGTCGAAAGGTCCCCGTTCTTTCGAGATCAAGGATGTGAGTCTCCAGACGGCAAGAGCATACACTACAAACTCCGAGCCAGTCATTACCACCCCTTGAAGGTCTTCATGAGGTCTACAACAATGAGGGTTTCCTGATGTTCGAACACTTCGACTCCTGGGACCTTCAGAAAGTCGTCGACTTCGCTCTGAACACCAGGCCAGAAGACTGAGCCATAGTCATGAAAAGCTACTCGACCCCCTGATCGAACATGTCGACACCACACATCGATCTCTTCATGGAGATGTTCCGATGAGTGGTCGTCATCGATCATCAGAAAGTCGATTTTGTCTTTCCACAGACGTCCTACGGTGAGGGAGTCTCCCAGGATCTGATGGGGCATTTTCAACCCCGTTGGGAAGAAAGCGTTTACTTCATTTTGAAGACCTCCTAGAGGACCTCCCTCTGAAATATCGACTGTCCACAAAGTATCGGCTAGATCTGGACGTGTTTCGACAATCGTAAGACTCGACGTCCCTGTCCCTGCGCCGAGATTGACAACAATAGCCGATCCCTTCAGTCGACGAACACTCCTCGAGAGAAGATCGACTTCGGCGGATCTCAAGTATCCAAAAGCATCTGACAAATCTAAGGCGTATCTTGACATTTATGACCTCGATAGATATCCAAGAGATTGAAGTTCGATGACGTCGTCTAATGCGAGACCATCTACGACGATATCTTCTCGACCGTTCCAAGTCCCAATTGTATATCGAACAGGCCACTGACGAGTGCCGAGGACTTGAACGTCAGGACGTAGCCCTAGACGATTCGACCCACTGATCTCGAACTCCCAAGGTGTTTCATTTGGGATCATAAACTCGAGTAGAAGGTCTCGATCCCATATTGCAGCTTGAATCGACATATGATAGGGATGTGAGGGATCCGACCAAATAATGTCGACATCTTCCATCGAGGCATAGTCCCTCATCCCACCGGCGTATATCCGATCTCCTGAGAGGTCGACTCGAAGAATGTTGCCTTCAGACTCCATGAATCGATCTACCACACTGATCACATGCTGATTGACCTGACGACGTAACCAGTAATCTTCGAGCATCCAAATGAATCGTTTCTCGGGATATGTTCGAAGAAAGTTTAGGATTGGGTTCGACCAGTGGCTTGGGGGGAAGTTCCTAAAATCTCCGCCAGATACGAACTCGAAGTTCGATGGAAGGTCAAATGGAATCTCGGAGAACCCAAGAACAATTACTCGATGGGATCTCCCCCAATACTTATTGAAGAGATACGCGAATGGCCTGAGTGCCCAATAGTGGGTATCGCAGGTTGTGAGCAAGACATCCATTATGCACCTGATGGTTTCGTTGAAAATTCGCGTGCAGTCTCCTCGATCTGACCAATTGGGACCTCGAGGACTTCTTTCTGAAAGAAGGCCTGATCCGATCGACTCAGAGTCAAGAAGTACTCAGCGTCAGCTTCGTCGACCCATTTCGTGTCCCCGAAAGAGAACCGATAGATCGACCCCGTCGATTGACCCCTAAAGGTTTGACGTCCATCCCCTGGGCCCGTATACGTCAGTCGAACTGCTCCAGTTATGTTAGCAGATGCTGGCGTATCGGGGGGAGGGATATGAGCCATAGATACAGACTTTTGCCCACACGACGAACATGACATAGACCTCTCTCCTTTGTAAAACACATCCCATTTTCTGTAGAGATCGTTAACTAGATCGGACTTCAGAGCAAGGGACTTCTCACGTTGCTCCCCGAGAGCAGCACGGTAGATCATACATGGTTCGGGAAGACGAATCGAACATACTCCCTCTGCAGCCAAGTGAAGGTAGTAATCCCAATCTTCCCAACCTCGCAAAGCTTCGTCGAAACCGCCGATTTTCTCGTGCGCAGACTTCGGGACCATACAAGTAACAACATGGGGCATCTGATCGAGGATCTTCGAGCAGACCTCATCGGGTGCTTTTAGAAACTTCTTGATCTCGAGTGTATCGGTCGACACACCCCAATCTGTGTAGACAAGATACCCCTCACTCTCTCGATAGACTCGAATCATATGATCTAGAGCCCAGGGAAGAAGAACATCATCTGCATCGAGAAAAACCAGAACTTCCCCTCGAGCTATCTTGGCACCTTCATTTCGTGCATGTGCAGGACCCCTCCCGAAAGTCTTGATAACCCTTGCGTAGGGATGTCCCCAGAGGGAGAGCGATCCCTCGGGAGAGTCATCCACAACGACAACCTCCCAATTCAAGTAGGTCTGTGCAATCACACTGTCGAGTGCATCAACAATAAATCCTTGATGGTATACTGAACAGGGAACGACTACCGAGATGGTTGGGTTCGAGAAATCGTAGACATTCCAAGCAAACAAACCCTTTGCAGGTTCCCCAATCGACCCAAAGGGAACTCTTTCACCATGAGGGTGAATCCTCGCATTGAGCGAAGTTATGATCGATTGACCCTCTTTGAGGGACTTCGCCAGAGACCAAGGGAACCATGCTTCCCAATTTCCCTCTCCTCCAGCAGTTCGAATTCGACTGTTGGGCCGAAGACGATATCGAAAGATCGACTCTTGTGTTACCTTTCGAGCCGTGAATCCAAACGAGGTAACCCTCGTCCAAAACTCGGCATCCTCTGTCAACCAAACTCGAGATCGATACCCTCCAGATTCCCTCATTACTGCACGGCTCATCATCGCACAATACGGAATTTGATCCATATGTGCAATCTGGAAATACCAGTCGAATTGTGTAGGCCATTCAGATCGACCTTGAGGTTGACCATCATCAGAGATCAGATCGATACCACCATATGCTATTCGGAGTCCCTTGTCTTTGATCAGCTCCCCATGCAAAATCTCTAATCCCGTAGGGGTCAATTGATCGTCGGCGTCGAGGTAGAGAAGGAACTTTCCCTTGCTCACCTTGAACCCTCGATTCCGAGCCTGTGCTACTCCTTGATTAGTCTCTTGCTCCACAACCGAGAATCTCGAGTCGGTCTTGCACCACTCTTGGGCAATCTCGACCGAGTTGTCAGTCGAATGGTCATCGACAACAATACATTCGAAATTCTCGAATGTCTGACGTTGGACAGACTCGAGACAGGACCCTAAGTATCTCCCGAGATTGTAGCAGGGAACAATCACTGAAACATCAATCGATCTATCGTTCTCCTCTTCATACACCTCTCGATAGTAGTCAGCATATTCCGAAATTCGTGCTTCCCAGGTCCAATTCTCTTCGACGTCAGCCCTGGCAGACTCTCCAAGAGACTTCCTGTTGTCCCAAGTTTCACGGATAGTCTCTGCCAGACGACTATAGTCCCCAGGCTTTACTAAGTATCCTGTCTTGCCCTGTTTGACTATCTCCGAATTGCCACCCCAGTCCCAACCATAGACTGGTACACCCGACGCCATTGCTTCGAGGGTGCCGATCCCGAAGGTTTCCTTCGTAGTCGATAAGTAGGCTCCTGCACCCTGAATAATCTTCTTCATCTCGGGAAAGTTAGACTTCCCGATTACTCTTACATTCCGCGCAGTTTCACCGAACGTGGTAACAAATTGAATCTCGGGAAGATGTTCCGCTAGTTCGTTTACGTCCCAGGGATTCGAGACAGTATCCTGACGTGCCTTGTTCCAGAGTACATAACTTCGAGTACCTCCAGAAGGGGACCACTCCGAGGGGTCTACCCCATGGTAGATTACCCTCGGAGTAATCAACATCCCTCGGCACATATTCTCGGCAACCCATTTAGAGGGTGCAGTCCACCCAACAGCGACCCGAAGATTCGCTATAACCTCTCGATTATATTGAAAGAACTGATCGGGCCACAAATCTCCATTCCAATAGAGACCATGGCAGTGGGCCACGACGGGGCCAACGAGTTCCCTCGTTGGACTCCCGGCGTGGACTGCTGTAAGATCAGATTCGTCGGGATGATCAACAATCTCAATCCCGAACTGAGGTAGGTACCTCGCTTGTGCTTCTACGACCCTTCGGATCCCACCCTCGGCACGGTCAGGGTTGCGGTACTGGGGCGAGATGTAGAGCTTCAAAGACATAATCACCCTCCTATGCAGGAGTAGTCGGATTCCAGTCCGAGTAGAACTTCGGCGCCTGGCGATAGAACACACCACCGTCGGTGAAGTACGGTTGAGTGATCAGGGAGTCACGGGTATGCTCGATCGGCTGGTACTTCACGTTGGTAATCCGGCACGCTAAATGAGGCGTGAGGAGAATCAACCGAGGTTGGAACCTGCAGGTATGAATGATGCAGGTATTCTTGAAATCGTAATTCCAGAGGTACCGACCAGCGTCAGTCCAGAAGATATTCGAGAGCTTCCCGTCGGAGATACCTGGAGCGACACCCTTCGAGTAATCGAAGGTCTGCCAGAAGGTGACCGGCGTTCCACCCCGAACAGTCATCGGGATGATGTAGATATCCGAGGCATACTGACCAGGCTTGATGGTAGCATTATCAGTCGGTGTATCCTCGAAGATTGCATCGTCGAAGATGACCGGAACCTGCATACCATCGACCAAAAGGTACTGACCAACGCGCATGGCATCCCGGAACTGAAGATTGTACATGACGTCGACATTGTTATCGACGCCCGACGGAACCAAGCATCCCGAGGTCGAGTAGACACACGGCCAAACATTGGTCAGTTCGTAGAAGAGATTCTCGCGCATGACGATCGCCCAAACAGTCGAACCGAAGTTCATCCGGGACGCATTATGCTTCACCTGGCGGAGTGCATTGGTGACCACATGAACGATCGTGGGGTTCATTCCCGTATCGTTCGCCATCCGATATCCGAAATTGTAGATATAGGATGCGAGACTCGGGCAGGACTGGCCAGTCAGTGCATCGACTTTGGTCGTCCCGATCAAGATGTCGAGACCGGGGAACTCCATATACCCTCCACCAACAGTATTGTTGGCGGGATTTCCAGTATACAGAACCGAGCTGATCCACTCCTGAAGGGAGACACCTAATTCGATCATCCGTGCGACGATCTCACGACCCAACAGCATAGCCGTCTCAGATGGCATGTCGGGGAAGATCCCTCCCATTGCAGTCACCAGGGGATCATTGAGAATCTGAAGATCGAAGAACTCGGCACGATTGATCGACTGACCAATCCGAGTCAATTCTAGCTCGCGGGTCGACATAGACCAACGACCGAACTGAGCGGTCTGAACACAGGTCTTGATTGGTCCTGGGGTCGGCGAGTTATCGCAGACGTTGGTCGGGCGTGCTCCGGTACCAGCACGGAAACCCGTGATGTACCCAAACATGGGATTCATATCAGTCGAGGCAACTACGGGAATCTGGTCTGCGAATCCCATCGGCTGGACCCGCGTCGAGATCAGAGACCGTTCGAGGCCATACATCCCGAAGATGCCATTTGGGCCATGGTAGTAAGGGGTCGAAGGCGTCCCAGTCGGAGCATCCTTTTCTCCCATGATAGCTGATAATGCAGTCATCAGCTCAGAAGTATCGACAGTTTTCTTCATCTTACAAACTCCTCTTAGGAATTCCGAATAGGAGGAATCGCTTGCGCGACCCATGCGACAGAGGGATCAACTCCCACTTGACCAGGGAGTGTTGGGCCCCCTGACTCATCTCCCTCGACTTCTGTCTCAGGACTCTGAGAGGCCGATTTCCTCTGGAGACCTGCGACTACAGATGGTGCCAGCCGAGGAGTCATCAATTCAGCTAACCGATCGTCGTCACTCTTCTGAAGGGACTTCGTCCGAGTACTTAGGCTGTCGACTTGCGCCTCGAGAGCTTCGAAGTTGTCGGAGAGCTGTTTGACAGCATCGACGAGAGACCGAAGGATCGCCATCGTAGCCTCAGCAGGGTCTACTTCGGGATCACTGATAGGAGTCTCGACCGATGGCGACTCTGCAGTGATGTCTTCACCCTTCGATTCCTCGATTGGGGCCTCGACGTCTGCTGCAGGTGGTTCTGGGATAGATACCGGAGGTCCCTGATCAGACTCGGAGTCTTTGAACTCAATCCCCAGTTCCATCAAGGACTTAGCTCGGGACTCAGTGTCTCTCTCGAGTTCACCAACTTTCTCTTCTCCCAAAACTTTAGCAATATACGACCGCTTAATTGGATTGAACGCCATTAGTTCAACCTCCTTCTGAAGAGTTCTCAGATCCGTCCAAGGATTCGCTGCCCAATCTCGAGGGAGATCAGAGACTTCGTATGATCGATACTTCACGATTGACCCAGAGGAGATATCCTTCAACCCGAAGAATCCATGAGACATCCCAACTGGACCTGGTGCATTTTTCAGGCCTTCCGCTTCCTCTGGGGTTAGTGGGCCCATCATCATCAGGAACCCATTGGAGAAGTCCCACCAAGTGGCACGACTTTTTCGTGCAGACCCCAGTTCATGCCAGCACCAAAATTCTGGGGCTTGATCTGGATTCTGGTCGAGCCAATCGACGTACTCTTTATGGGCCTCAGAGGCGATGATCTCACCTCCATGTAGGGGGTCTGACCGACGGTCTCGATCCCTCCACATATTCGAAACCCACCCGAACCAGTAGTCTTGACCATCGAGTCCCTTCAGAGTAGCAATCCCACTCGTGGCCTCCTCAGTCGGAGGAGTTCCTAAAAGGGATCGGATTAGACTCTTAGCCCGATCTAGAAACCCTTCAGTATTCTTCATAGTTCTCTCCTTTATTTCTTCCATTTGCTCATCAGTGCATCAGCCTTCTCCATCGCAGCTCTCATTGCAGGCGGCATATGACTGTACTTACTAGGAGCTGACACGAAGGTATCGATATACCTCTGCAAGATTGGAGCCATTACTGGTTGTGCTTCCTTCGCTATTACTAGTTCGAAGAACCGAGGCGTAATCCCAGGGTTGTGAACAAGACGTGCATACTTGGTAGGAGGTACGTACCATGAAGCCCAGTTCGTCAACTTCATTGGACGTGTTCTAGCATTCCAATGAGGTTGAAACTTGAGTAACTTCGACCCACCTACAATCAAATGAGGTGGTGTACCTCCAGAAACCCACTTGTAGATTTGTGCATTTGGCCCCGAAGGGTACACCCATACTCCGAACTGTTCACCCCCCTGAATAGTTGCTCTAAGTTTGAAGTCAGGTCTATGCTTCCAACCATCGGTCAATTTCTGATATCGATTCTGAATTTCGTCCTTCGCGAATTGACGGAGCCCTTCGTCAGTAAGCCACTTCGAGAGATGACTCAGTGTTGGGATCTTTGTTCGATCCCCTACGGGAAGGAGATTGATTCGAACTCCCTTCGTACCACGTGCCATTACGAACCTCCTGGACCTGTAAGAAGACCTCTCTCGTTCCCAGAGACCTCTCGGAGTATGCACCCGCAGTTAACTCCCTTACAACCTAGTTGATGACTTCCGGGAATTGCACCCATGAGTGCCCAAGTTCTATAGGGATGAACCTGACCATGGTACCGTCTGCAATCGTCGCAGTGTTCCTGTGTTCTTCCCAGAACCCATTCCCTCATATCCGTAGCTCCAGCGAGTGCGACCCCGAGTCGGTAAAAATAGTTCAGCCTCGAAACATACAGATCTCCCCGATCAAGAGCACGTGTCAAACCTCCTTGGGAATTATAGAGACCCCGAAGAATATCAGACCCAAATTTTAGGAGGGACTTGAACTCGACTGACAGATCTCGGTTGAAGGCAGACCAATCAGAGCTCGAAATCCCTACGAGACCACCATCTCGTGTGCCTCTCTCGAAGGCCACCCAAAATAATCTCTCGATCAACCGCCAGGAATCCCCAATAAAAACTTCGGGAGAGAAATACCCTTTCAGAACGCCTCGAATCAACTGACGAAAGTCTCCTCGAAAATTCCTGGAGATCCTCGAGAGTGTCGAATCTCCTCGAGCTTTCTCCTGAAGGTCCCAAAGGACTCCCGACGCAGATTCTAAGAGAGTCTCGAATTCGTTCATAGGAGATCCGATGCTAAGAGGTAGAGAAGAACGACCTCATCGTCGTCTTCGTCTCGAGTATACCGTCGACGATTCGGAGATGGAGGTGCAACCGAGACTACTTCGAAATACTGAGGGATATGAACTTTCGGTTGAGGTCGTAACCACTTTGGTAAGTCTCCGTAGGTTCGATGATACATCACCCCAGGGCCGAGTATCACTGGGGGAATAACCGTACCCCCGAGACCCATGATGTGGATCTCCTCAGTAACTGCTACTCCATCAGACACACTTATTGGCAGAATCCCTGCGGTGACGATCAACAGAGATACAGCCTCACCGATACCGATCGAATCAGATACAGATGTTCGAAGAGTACCCTCAACAACCCCAACAGTCTCTCCAACCGAGACTGATTCGACAACGTTTACGTAGAGTGACCCTACTGCAGGGAGGAGTACTGAAGACGACTCTCCAACCGTCACTCCCTCGACTACGTCAGTCCGAAGATCACTCAGACGAGACGAAACAACCTCGCCTACCCCGACACTCTGAGTAGCACTTACGAGAGGAGGTGATTCGAGTACAGTAGGAACCTCACCAACGGTGACTCCCTGAGTAACCGACGAAGAGAGACCGAGAGGACCAACAGTAACAACTTCGCCTAATGTCGTCGACTCGACCGAACTAGCACGAAGGGATGAAGCCTGCTGGAGGCTGACAGACTCCCCGATCGAGACACCATCGGAGACGTTTACGTAGTATACCCCGATCGCAACAATCTGGGCAACTGACTCTTCTCCAACAGTAACTGGCTGTATTGCGAGGACTGAGAGCGACCCTATAGAGGACTGAACACTCTCACCGGTCGTAATATTCTCGACACTCAAGACACTCTCAGATCCCATTCGGGAGTCTAAGGTCTCTTCAACAACTACCGATTCAGTTCTCCCTACAAGAAGGTTCCCACTAATCTGAACTGATCTCGATTCTCCCGTCGAGATAGCATCTAAGACAGATGCTACTAGGGATCCTTCGAGACGAGACGAGACTACCTCGCCAACTGTACTCGCATCTATAACATTGACTGTTTGTGGAGGGAGAGCTCCCATCGAAGCACTCGCACTCTCACCAACCGTTACTCCCTCTGATAAGCTGACCCTCAGACTCAGTAATTCGACGTCTCGCTCTGTCTCACCAACCGTCACCCCTTGGGTAACGGATACTCCTAAGGGGAGCGTCTGTAGAGTAGCTACCTCTCCAACTGTTACTGCTTGGACCGCGCTTACTTCGACCCTCAGCAGGAGCTTCGTCTCTTCACCAACGATTGCCGCCTCAGTAGCATTTGCAGTCAGATTCGTCGCGAGCTGTACCGCAGTCGATTCTCCGGCCGTTATTGTATCAACTACAGAAGGGGTGGGTCCCGTAGCCCCACCAGTGATCTGAACTGCAACTTCTTCACCGCAAGTGACGTTCTCTACTTTATAGGGTTGATAGCGAACATAGCTTAGAACTGCACGTCCGATTGCTCCGGCGCCACCAAGACGGTCCGTGCTAGTTGTCGTATAGCCCGAACTCCCACCACCACCGGCGGTATTACCAGCAGTGCCAGCCCCAACGCTTGAACGCCCAGTCGCACCATTGCCACCGTTGAGAGTTGTACCCGATCCCGCAGTATTGCCTGATGCGTTACCGCCTGCACCAGTTGACCCTGCACCACCACCGCCAGCGCCACCAGTCGTACCTGTACCACCAGCAGAACCATTACCACCAGCATACGGAGTTGGGGATTGCCCAGTACTCCCAGCGGTCGTACCTGTACCAGCTGCAGCACCATTCTGGTATGCCTGCCCACCGGGACCACCAGCTGCGACTGCTAGTGTACCACCAAAAGATGAAGGGTTCCCAGCAGCGCCATCTCCAGAGGAAGTAGCAGTTAACGCAGCAACAACTGTTGTATAAGTGGTGCCGGCTGTAAGCGCTAATTTACTCTTAACATAGGCTCCACCCGCTCCACCACCACCTCGACTTGCAGTATTAGTCGTTGTGCCACCACCAGCACCACCACCGCCCCATAACTCGACGATGACTTCGGTTATACCGAAGTTTGGAGTCCAGTTGTTCGATCCTGCCGTGTCGTATACCGTCTGGGTGTAGACGCCTGCGTAAACGTCTACATTCTCGCCAACACTTACTGACTCTGTAACACTGACATCTAAAACAAAACCACCAATTCGTTCAACATTGACAGACTCACCAACAGTAACAGATTCCGTAACAGACGGAGAAAAGCCTACACTACTTACCCACGGGATGACAATTGGAGACGAACCCCAAGAGACAGGAGGTTCATCTACATTAGAAAGGGTCCCAACAGAAGATAAGTCTCTCCCATTTCCCGAGTAATCTGTAAGCCTATCGGAAGAAGATAAAATGGGATGCCAAGCGTAAAGGTTAGCCGTTCTCTTTGGGGCAATCGATCCGGCTTCTTGTAAAATTTCGTCAGCCGAGAGATTGGTATCCCAGATTTTTACTGCGAATATTCGCGCTTGCGCCTGGGTACCACCACCAACAAAGTCCTTCCCCCATCCGTATCCAGGATTCGGTCCAGTTCTCGTCCCGATGTTATATGTGTTAGTAGTCTCTGAGGTACCGTTGACATACAATACCTGAGCTGTTGCGCTACTTCGAATTAGCCCAATGTGATACCATGTATTCGTCGAGAAAGAACTCGACGAATAGAAGTCTGATCCGCTGTCGGTATATAGGCTAAGTCTGTTATTCGGACCAGACTGTTGATATATCTGAAGATGATCACCAACACTACCATTATCGCTGAATATGAAAAGGTCTCGCCAAGTACTGTCGAAAAGCTCGATATATGCCCAAAAGGATACTGTGTATGCGTTTGGCGCAAACACCGAACCTCTTAATATGCAGTCGGCTTCAGTAACTAGGCGAATAGCCATTTATGCACCGTCGCGAATTTCAACTTCCAGAACGTAGCAATCCCCAGTAGCAGTATCGTTCCCATCCGCAACGTCTCTCGCTAGTGAGATCCGCAAATAGTCTGCGGCAGCAGCGGAATCCAGATTAGAAAGCGTGATGCTCAATTGCTCCATGTAGCCAGCAGTACCTGGTACCGCACTATCGTTCCCACCGTTGACAGTATCAAATGAACTTGTGTTGTCCAAGTCCAATGCATCTCCGGTTGTGACTGCTTCAATCGCCACATCAAAGGCCACCCCGCCAGACACAGCCGAGGCCATCATGTAGGAGATCACCGCTGCAACCGTTCCCGTCCAACCCTGAGGGACAATGACAGTCCAATAACACGTTTCTGAAGTCGCAGCGTCAAAGCCCAAGACAGGCCGCGTGTTGACTTTGTTCAGCTGCGGGAAATTCGTTGCTGGAAATTCCGCTGCTTGAGGAGTGAGAATAAATCTTGTTGCCATATCAAACTCCCATCAAGAACCGCTTAGCAACAACGTACGTCAACAGACGTGCTTTCTGCGATGTTGTCAAGCCATTTCGAGCTGCAAGCGGAAGAGCTGCGTTAAATGCTGCTTGATTCGCGTCGACCCAATCGTCGGTTGCATTGACAGCAGCACGCAAATCGATCTTATTGATTGCGCACACCTCTCGGATATTCGAGATATCTCTCATATCCTCCGCCCAAACACTCACACGATCGGATTCGCTCAGAACTGCCATATCAACCTACTTTCTCGCCAGCTTTTACGCCGTCGGCTACACTGATACCTAAGGGTGGAGGAGCTTCTTCCTTCTCTGGCTTCTCTTCCTTCTCCTGCTGACAGCAAGCCCTGGCCCCGTCGCTCACGCTGATACCCAGCGTGGGCGGAGTTTCGGTTTTTTCCTTTATACCCATGCGCTTAATCATAAAAACAGGCTCCCCGCAGTATGGGCATGCATTCGACGCATACATCAGCCTTTCATCCGCATCGAGATGAGTCGTAAATCCCTCGCCGCACTTCGGACAAACAAGTTCGTATTTCATTTTGACTTCCTTACCGGCATCTGCGCCGGAAACCGGTTCCCATCCGGGTTGATATGCCACGAGAAGATGTTTGTATCTACGATGAACGGATACCGCGGGTCGGGCAGCGCATCCACGTACTCGCCCCAGCCCGCCTTGCGCAGATAGTCGCCCTTGATCACCCGGCTGCACCATTCTAGATCGCTAGTCCCACTCTGTGTGTTCCAAGCCATCGTCTCTGGGTCGTACCAATTCTTTCTTGGCGTTTCGAACACTCGACGCGTATCCTGGCCACGCAACGTGTAGGGTTCGCTCTCATCCCACATCGCTCTGAGCACACCTACATGAATCAGCAAGAATCCAGTCGGGACACCATCCGCATAAACCCTGTCACCCATCTCCCAATTCGTGAAGGCCCCGGTCCCTCGCCCCCGAAAGATTAGAGGTTCTGACGGTTCCGACCTGGTGTAGTACAGTCCACTCACAACCGGGGCTTTGGCTGTCGTCATGTACTCGTTCAGACGGATCAGAGCATCTGGTAGGGGGACGTTATCATGCTCGTAGAGTAGCAGCCATTGAAAGTCTTTCTCAATCGCATACTTCACAATCAGATTCTGTGCGTCATCCACCTGGTAGCGATAGGGCATGTACCCGTTCATGTACTCGTACATTTGGACCCACGACCAATTGACCGGGATCACCTGGCCCGTCCGAGCTTGGAGCCACTCAATTCGCACCAGCCCCGTCACCGCAGTCCCCACCATAAGGCGGTTGACGTAACCAGGATCGTTCGAATCGTTCACAATGGTTCTATATTCGAGCGCCGGTTTATCTAACATAGACCACCTGCCCATTGTATACAGCCGGTTGCCCCGAGCCTACCACGGACTGCGTCGATACACAAATTGACGGAAACACTTGATAAAACGTGGTCAGATGGACTCCACTCGATACCTCCGCCGGGCGAAACACGCGAACATTGTCACCAAGACTGTAAGAACAGCCACAATACCCGCAGTACGGGATTTTCGTATCGATAGGTCCACCACATCGATCACAAACCAGACCTTTAGCCTTCGGTTCCATCTTGGAGCTCCCTCTTCGTCATAACTACTTCGATATTGCCACTCGGGTCCCAGTTCACGAACAGTACCTGCCAAGGCTTAGGTCGATAAAACTGGTAGAATGGGTGATTGGGGTCAAAGTAGACCCAGGTCACTTCACACAATGGGGCAGCATGAGTCGGGTCTTGCAAGAAGCCCAAACTATGCCCATGGGGTGCAGCAATCATAAACTCACCCCCTGGTTTCATAATGCGCCACACTTCATCCATAAACGTGATGAAAGGATTCCATGTGTGCATCAGCCCATCTGCTGAATCGAAATAGATTTGGACCTTCGGGATATGCTCCAAAAAGTGTGATGCCATTGCCCGAAAAACACAGGCATCTGGTAGAGGCCACGGAAATTGAAACAGATCATGCACGATATCCACACCTGGGAGGGATTGAAGATCTATCCCTATAAATCCTGCCTGTTTGTTTGCACCACAGGCAATATCTAGTTGGATCCCAGACGCAGAAGTCAGTAGGTTATCGATCGATGTTTCCATGGTTATGCAAATGTGACCCGGTACGTGCAGTTGACCGTTTGGTTGGTCGCGCACGATGAGCTTGCGAACGTGTTGCCGCTGAACAGCGTCCCCGCGTTGCTCGAATTCACCAGTCCGATGTTCGAGATGTTCTGCGTGTTGGTCACGAAGCTGCTGGTCGAATCGAACGTTGCAATAAACTGAACGCTCGTCGAACCACTAGATGCAGCTGTAACAGCTGCACGCCGTACAACCTCACCACCCAGCGTGGTGTCAGTCGCGTTCGGAGTTCCACCAGATCCTAACGCCATATAGCTGACTTGGATCGACCCCGCGATCGCTCCGAGCAAATACGCCAGGTAGTACCGGAATCCCGCGTTTGTGATCAGGTTCTCTTTCTCTCCCGAATCTCCTGCGACGCTCCCATCCGGATTGACTAACTGTACGCGATAGAATCCGCGTATCTTGATACCCTCAACTTGATCGCTCATCGTCTTACTCCTTTTCAACCTTGATGACTTCGACATACTGTTTATCGCCAATGGATACACAGACAAATCCATTGACCGCAATCCGTGCCCACACCTGATTTGGTGAGACTGCAACCCGTTCCAGGATCTTGTAGGTCTGACCAGCCTTCAACGTCGTAATGACCGCGGCCGAGTCTACCTGCGGCTTACTTCGAATATACCGATATAGAGGCGGGATCTTGACATATTCCTCATAAACCACCGGGGGGATGTCAGGATCAGGGATCGGCGCGCCACTCATACAGAACGCGCGGAGTTCCGCCCTGGTCCCCGGCCAAATGTTCAAATCGAGCGCATTGATCCCCGGCCATTTGGGATACCCGCCTTTGGGGTAATCACCGTAGAATTGCCAGAAGGCATATTTCGGCCATGCCTGGGTTAGATCAAAGCTCGCACCCTTCATCGGGAAAGTTCCGTTCGTGATCGGTTCGGGCACGTTGTTCCATGCCGCCACCCATAACGGACAATTGAACAGGTCGGCATACTTCGCAATGCCCAACCCGTGAAATAACACATCCTTCGCGAAATACGCGCCGGTGTAAATGACTGGCAGCCTGCCCATTTTTGCTTTCAACCATGCGATTGCAGGCATCACAGTATGATCTAGATAATAGATCGGGTCAGGTATCGGTCGTGTCAACCGCACCCCGTTACTCATGAATGCCTCGTATTCGAGGTCCAACGCCGGGGGTAATTGAAACTCCACCCCGCCTGCACTGATCAGGCTCCACATATTTTGCACTTGCGCGGCTCCGCCTCCGCCATACGTGTAAGTCATAAACTGGTACGCGCCTAGCAGAGTTACTCCGCCGACGGCCTGAATGTGCTTCAACTGCTCGAAAAACTGGCGGTACTTTTCATCATCAAAATTTCCGATGCCGGCACGCATGTAGCCAAACTCTAGCTTTTTAGGCCCGTCGTTGATAAACGCATTTGCGTCCGTAATCGTCTCCCATGCACTGATATCAAATCCGTAAATCATTAGCTACTCCTCGTCAATTCCCAAGAACTCCCCTTCGTCATTCCTAACGATCTTGACGTGACGAACTCCCTCGTCTACATCTTCGATCTCAGCAGATTCGATCTGACCATTAGAATTCCGACGTACAGTAATCTTTCGTCTCTTCTTCTTCGATTTCTGGCCTAACTCTAAGATATGACGAGACTTCTGGATCTCGAGGCTCAGCTGTGCAATCTCGTCGGCACTTACTTCTTTCGACCCAGGAGCAGTCCGAGTCCCAGGAGCTGTCGAGGGCGTCTTCTGATTCTCCGGCTTGATTCTAGAAGAGACTACGGACTCAGGCCCTGGGAGAACCTTATCGGGCTTCTTCAGTGAACCACCACCCGTTACCGATTCCTCGTCAAACACCGTAGTATCCGAGAGTGCAATATTGGGAGTGACGTCCGTCTCCCCAATCTTATCCATCAATGTGGATGGGATATCTCCTTCGTCGGCTGCGATCTGACGAGACATCTCGGGAGTAATTTCCCTCGACTGAATCATGATCTGGCGACGTTGTGCACGCTTCAGCTTCAAATCTGCCAACGACATCTCTGTTCGGAGATCTTGATCCTCGAACTTGAAGGAACACGTCCTGGGCATTACCCCATGGTAGTTCAGCTTATGCTCTAAGATCTTCATGAATAGGGCAGGGCCCTTCCCATGAGACTTGAGATGTAACATTTCGGATTGCTGGCCAGACCCTAGACCCCCCGAAGGAAGAGGAGCTATGTCTTGGTAATCTCGGCCGATTCCCAAGGCTACCTGCGCTATATACCACTTCATCTCCGAATCGAGATCGAAGCCGTCCGGCAGGCTAGCCAAGGGAATCTCCACGTGGGACACGGGTTTCGACGGATCAAGAGAGGCAATGATCGTCGGAACCATGTACCTACGCAGACCCATGTTCGAGGCCTCTGCTTGATCGAGAGCAAGAGCATCCTTGATCTCTTGACGAGCAGGACCACCTACGATGTGAACTGCTCTCTGCCATCGTCCCGAAACCTTCTCGCCTCGGTAGACAGCTATGTCCCGAAGAATCTGGGAGGCTCTAAGGACTCTCGTCACAGCACAGTACTGAACATTTCGCATAGACTGAATTGGAGATGGGAGTTCCTCGATAGGGATCACTTGCCACCATCCCAAACGATGGGGCTTCCCATCCCGATCGTAATGAATGATCGGATACTCGGGGTTCCCAGTCCGAACACACGACCCCGAATCGAGATGGGATAATCCCAAAATGGGGGATCTTGCGTCTCTGAGGTCATCGTGGATGATCTCGATGAAGGCCCCATTGTCCTGAGTCATCAGATCTAGGGTAACTTTCGTGATCAGGGAGACCCATCCTCGGCCGAAGTCGGATTGATGAAGGAGTTCGTGAACTTGACGAACAGTCTTCTCGGGCCCATCTACTCGCCAGTTGAAAGCCGACTGGGAAGCTGCAACCCCGTAGAGTGCCCCAGCTAGGGTAGATTCCCCCGGCCAGAACTCTCGAAGCTGGATATCCCTCTTTTTGACGTCTTTCCCCCAGGGAACGATCAGATCGGCGTTCTGTGCGATGATCAGTGTAATCGACTCAGATCCACCGGGGGCGACTGAGAGGGAGTCAGTAACCTTCTCGAACGTCTGAACCGACTGCTTCACTACGGGAGTGAAATCCGGAACAGGCCGAGGGACTACTGTTGGGATAATCCCACCATTTGACGGAGGTGCTGTCATACTAGCCCCCTATACGTTTCTTCAGCGTGATCCACAAATTTCGTGCAGCACCTTGATTGACATCGGCTGCAGAGCCTGTATTCAGGGAGATCAACCGGAACCAAGGGAACGACATCACATCGATCGCATTGGTGCTGAAGGACCGAGCAAAAGCAGCACCTGTCGGGAGAGACGTCAGCCGGAGGTTCGCACCCGAGATCGTAGTCAGGAGAACCCAAGTAGACCGATCTGGAGAGACTTCGACTCCAATATCGGCAGCCGTCCAAGACGACCCATTCAAGATCACCCCGATTGACGACCAACCAGCATTTTCGAGGGGCTCTGTTCGTGCAGCCCCATTAGGTATGAAAGCATCGATGACCCTAGTAAGACCACCGAATGAATCGACAACTGGATCAGTCATATCGATATCTCCTCATAAATTCAAATCGAGGCATCTATGGATAGCCATAGAGGCTGCAACTGCGAGGTCCACCTTCAGAAGAGCAGATCTCTTTACGATCCGAAGCTTCCGAGAGGAAGTATCGGCTTCCCGATCGGCGTTCAGAACATGCTCCCGAAGATCTTGGTTACCATCGTGGGATAGCCTCTTCTGGACGACAACATCGTAAAACTGCTTATCGGCCGTAAGACGATCTCCACCCTGGTTGAAAGGCTCGCACCAAGACACCCCATCCCTCTTCAACCTCTCAGACATATCGTAGAGCTGGTAGGGATCGAAAGATACCTGAACTACGTTGAACTTCTTGCAAAGATCCCTAACAAAGAGCTCCGGGCCTGGATCTTCCGTAGTTCCCAAGAAATTGATCTTCCCACCTACGGGGGTCCATTTCTTGACGATCCGGATCGACGGATCCCCGAATCTTTGAGGATGGCGAGTAACGCCCACCAACCCAAATGAGTCGCCCGTTGTAGCAGCATCGAGAGCAATGACCATAGGCTCGCGTTCGCCAAGGGGTGGGAGGTTCTCCCGGATTGCATCCCACCATACAGCTGGTATGAAAGCTTCGTGAGGGCTGATCCACTGATTCTGGTGGATTCGGCTGAATTCGGATGGATCGAGGATTGAGGCTTCTGATTCATAATACTCTGAAGATTGCCAGGGGCACCGAGGAGTCGTATTCCACAGAACCAACATTCGGTTGTTTCGGTACAATTCGAGGTCGTCCCAGATCCTCTTCCCCTGACGAACGCCGTTATCATATAGCTGTTCGAGGAGAAGAGACTCTCCCGAGTACCCAGCGTATGTTTCGATCCATCGGAATGACTTCCCGAACTTAGCCGGAGGTAGCGTCATCTCCGTCCACATCCTTCGTTGGGCATCCTGATGAGCGCCCCAGAGCTCCGAGAATACGACCATATCCGCATTGGACCCCGCCTCACCCGAAGGATCGATAGGGACCGATAGAATCTGGGCCTTGTTGGGAAGAAGGATGGAGTACCCTCGAATCCTGCATTCCTCCTTCATTCGGGGATGGAGCTCGATGGCTCTCCGGATGTAGAAGCCTACACGGCTATCCGCCTGGTCGAGGTCATTAGCAACGAGGATAATCTGGCCCCACTCTGTATGATACGCCGTATAGAGAGCAACCGCAGCCGCAATTGTGCTCTTGATGGACTTTTTGATATCGGACCAGACGATGGTACTGTAATTGAATCTCTCTGTGATGGGATCGCGATACAGGGCTTCCCTGATCACCTTCTGATGATAATCCATCAGAATTAGAGGCCCCCTAAGTTCAGGTACGTAGAAGAACTTCTGGATCCATTCGACCGGCTCCATCGGAGTTCTCGGATCCTCCATCGAAATCTGTGGGTCCAGAGACTCCGCTAACTGATCGAGAAGCCAATTGTCTAATCTCGTTGGCGATCCTGCTGAGGGTTTGGCCATCCTTTACGTTCCTCTTGATGACGTCTAAAATCGAAGCAAGGAGGACCATAGCACGTTCAGACGAGATCATTTGATTCATCTCGACTAGACGTTTCCTCTCCGTCTCCGCCACTCGACGTCTTCCCTCTACGACTGTATAGATCTCAGCCCAACCTTTCTCGGCTTCGACCCCTTTCTTGATTAAATCACGAATCCCGGCGATTTCGTTCCCGATCTGAACTTGATCGTTCGCCATGTAGGAATCTTCGAGAGAATCGAGTTCGATAGACAAAGACCCCCAGAGGTCTACAGTCTGCTTATCTCGAATTTTCTCGAGGATATCCCCGATTCGTGCATCCAGAAGCGCTAACTCGTCCCGAAGAGATAAGAGATCGATATCCGCACGAGCATCCTCGTACTTAGCGACCAACTTGTCCGGGAGGTAGATCGAGTACTTCCCCGACTTGAAATTGGGATGAGCGATCCCTTTCAGATTCAAACCCCCATGGTACCTACAATACTGAGACTCCAGGATGGCTGAAGCTCTGCATTGGAGTCCATCGTCTTTGATGTGAATACATTGGGGCATGAGTTGCTCGGGGGAACACAGGTAGGGTAGGTACACATATATTATAAGACCTTCTATTCAAGATATCAATCCCCAGCTTTCCTCGTATCCACCACAATTTGGTGGATGACCCCAATGCCAACCGCGCACAGTTAGTTAGGTTAGTTAGTTATATATATATAACTAACTAACCTAACTAACTATCTGCGCGTTTTAGGGCATGACCTAAGTAACTTAGGTTATTTAGGTTAGTTAGTTAGGAGGGGCTAACTAACTGGAGAAGAATGGAGTTGTTGTGGGTGAGGTGGGAGATAGTTATTTAGGTTAGTTAGGCATAGTTAGTTAGCGGTAGACAAAATAACTTATGAGTGAGAAAGGCCAGGGAACTTTCGTTCTTCGGGGACGAAGTTGGAGGGTTATATAATAACTGAAGTGCGGGTTCAGGACGTATGGGTTGTGTGACAACGCTTATCCGGCGCATCGCCAGGGCAAATCTACCTATACCCCCCTCCAAAACCGGTACATCTAGGGGTGTGCGTCTCCTAAAACCGGAACATCTGGGGGTTTTATTACCTCCAAAAATCCCTTATAATTAGCCATAGGAGAAAAAAAAAAGCAACCCCAATTTCCACCAGCACTTTACCAACCAAAAACCTCGAAAATCTAGGGCCTCCGCAAGCCGGGATCGCCGTAAAACCTAGAGGTGAGTAGCGAATATCCACCGAGAATCGCCATAGCGAAACTAGCCGGTTTGCGACCCCCCGTAATTTGGAGCGAAAAGCAAGGGAATAGCCGGTCGGACACGCCAGGGATTACCACGGGGACTTCTCGCCCCCGATAAAGGGGGGCGGAAGAATTTTGCTTTCGAGCTTTGCGGTTCGAAGGCAAACTTCTTCCAGAATTCGCTGGAAGCATTTCAAAGGAGACTCAAATGTCCCGCAATCGCAAGCCCGTTTCCGCCCAGGTCCTCGAGACCACCATCGTTTCCGACGCTGTTGAGACCGTTGCCGAAGTTGCTCCGGTTGAGATCGTTGTCGAAGTTGCTCCGGTTGAGACCTCCGAGGTTGAGCCCGAAGAAGTTCCTGCCCCGGTTGCGCCGGTGGAGACCTTCGTCCAGGTTGGTTCGATCGTTCGCTCCAAGAAGGGCGATTACGACTACGCGGTCCTGGCCATCTCCGAGAAGGGGATCAAACTGAGCTGGGTTGGCCCCGAGAAGCCCGCCTACAAGTACTACCGCGAAGTTAGCGCCAAGGCCCTCGTCGCCGGTTACCTCCTGGTCGACGCCGTGACCGCTTCGACCTACAAAGCCCAGGACGAGAAATGGGCCGGGCAATCGACCTATCTCGCCCACCGCGCCGCCAAGGTTGCAGCCAAGATCGTTGCGACCATCCCCGTAGAAGCCTAATCAAGGATCGAGAGAGACGGATCGAGGGGGGTCCGTCTCTCCTCTGCGAAACGACCGAATTACCTATTCGATCGCTCCTCAGGGGTCACATCGTCGACTCCAACACAACCTTCGTCGAAAGGAAAACCCATGTTCCACTTCCTCAAATCCTTCGTTCTGATCGCCGCTTGCATCTACGCAGGCTTCACAATTGGTTTGCCCTTTGGGATCTGCCCCGCCTTGGGTGGATCGATCTTTGGGCTGGCCTTAGGCTGTGCTTTGTTCCGCTAGGAGTAGAAGAATGAAAAAGCAAATCGTATCGTCTGACGAGGTTGAGGGCCGTGTCCTCGTAAAGCTTTCAGGCTACCTCTACCGTCTAAACGTTCGTGAGTTCGAACGCTGTGATTTCTATCGAGCTTCCGAACGCACCTACCGCCACGGAGTCGTTCCCCAGGGGGGTTGGCTCAGGGCTAAGGTAATCGTCTATCATCAAGAGGATACCTCCTTCCAAACGTTCCACTTCTGGTACAACGATATCACCGAGAAGTGGTTTTACCTCGGATGCAAGTTCCCTAGGCCGAATGCTGGCCTTTGGGGACCTCCCGATTCTTCACTCTAGACCCCAGCCGACCGCTTCGGATTCGAAAGGATCAGAGGCGGAGGGGTGTGATCTAGCTACACCAAAATCTTTTGAAGGAGTGAGTATGATTATTCACATGCAACCGCCTCCCCCACCTCCTAGTGAGTGTGGGGACCCCCAGGGATGCTTTCGGGTGTTCCTGCCCATCGTGATGAGGTCACCGGCCCCAATGATCGACCCAGAGATCAACGATGAGATCTTCTGCACCACGGTCCAGCCGATCGTTTGCGAGCCTTTCAAGGCCGTGAATGAATTCGTCTTTGAGACCAATGATGAGGGCCTGTTCAACCTCTACGCTACCCAAGGACGGAACTTCATTACGATCCAAGGTCATCAGTTCATGGTCTCCAACACCGGGACCTCGAACAATCTCGGAATCGCTGATGATTTCGACCTGATGCTGATCATGTTCGATCATCACCTCGGAGCTGGTTGGTTCTGGTTCTTAGGTCTTGAGTTGATCCACTAGGAGAACAATGGACGAAACACTAGCCAAGATGGATGCTGATGGCCAAGCTGCTATCGAAGAGCTAAGGCCTCTGGTGGGCAAGATGTCCGCCGACCAACGTGAGGGATTCATGATCCTTCTCAATTGGATCACCAGGTGGTACCTCAAAGCGGGGTACAAGCGCCTGATGCATCACCTGTTCAACGAATTCAAGTAGGAGAAGCACCGATGGCACCGACCTACACAATCGCATTAGGTTGCCAGCCTGGATCTCCCAGGCCTGGGGACCTACTTCCTGGAGTCCTCGAAGGGACCGGGGTAACCATTGATCCAACCAACACGATTCTTCGATTCTTCGGGGATTGGGAATGGGCCGTTCCTGAAGATCAGACACAGACCTACGAACGCGCTCGGGAGACGATCCAGCAACGGATCAAGGCCCTCTACGAGTCCGGATTGGTCCGGTGGGGGTCGTGGTAATTGGAATTCTTGTTCTAGCCGTGATCCTCTGGTTGATCAAGTAGAACGTTAGCCGATTGGCCCCGAAGGACGAAAGGAGCTTTCGGGGCCAAGGGGGTGCCGTTCTGCACCAAAATCTTTTGATAGGAGGTCCGAGATGGGAGCATATGCTCAACACCTGCATAAGGTACTCACCAAGTACCGACCTCAGGAGACCGAAGATGTCCAAGGTTTCCTCGAGGATATCCGCAAATTGGTCGTGTTGGCCAAGGATGAGTTCCGAAACGACCAGAAGAGAGGGAACTTCACGGACAAGACCGGGGACGAGTTCCTCCGGAATTGCAAAATGTCCCTTGCCATCCCTCGCAGCTACTCCGAAGGGAAGTTCGAATGAAGGGTACCTCGTATTTGCGTTTGGAGATTGCTATCCCCGAAGATACGAATCGTCAGGGGCTCTCGGCAGTCGAGTTCTACCCAGCCTATGGGGCCTTCATGAGGAAGTTCTCTGAAGCCTTCCCCGAAGTGAAGATCGTGGACTTCGAGCTCTATTACGAAGAAGGTGATCCGACTCCCCGGGTCTTAACGATAGGCGATATCCTCGACCTGAAAGACCACGATGAGTATGAGCCTGATCCTGCTGATGCTCTTGAGCTGACTGAGGTAGATCATTCTGGTCGAGACCAGAATACGAACCTGAAGCCTGATC